CGCAGGCTAAAGCTTCTAACGCTGTTTTGCTTAATGCTTCAAACGTGTTTTGGTCGTAGAACGTTTCTACATTATTTAAGATAGATGGCATAAGTTCGTATGCTACGCCGTTAACGTGGTTATTTATTGTTCGGGGAGGCTGATAAGGCAAAATTCTGCTTGCCTCGGTTATGGGTCTAGACTCTTCGTGGAGTTTATGGAATTGTTTTCCGACTGGTGTCGGCAGATATGAACATTTACTATGATACTCAGAGGGGATGTGTTTTTTTAGGTCGGGTGTAGAATAAACTATGTGTGTGGCTTTGTTGAGGATGTGCCTCCAAAACGGAAACGTTTTTTCTCTTATGTCTGTTCCGTGCAAGTGTAAGATGTAAGGTTTATGTCCGAAGTAGGCTGCAGCTGCCGATGCTAAACCTAAGTAGTGGCAGTGGATTAGGTCGTAGCTTTTTAGTATGGTTATTGCGAAGAGTTTGATTATGAGCGGCAGTTTCTTTAGATGGAAACCCAGTTTTCCTGTGTGATATAGTACTTGTTTGATGTTGACTTTGCGGCGGGTTAATTCTTTGTTTAGTTCGTAACCAACGAAGGCGCAGTCATGCAACATTAGTATAGTGGGTTTATGCGGTTTGATGTATCGTTGAAAGATTGCTTTCCATAGGCGGTTTTTTTGGTTGCATTTTTGGCATGCTGGGTTATTCATCATGTTTAAGTTGCGTTTGTTCCAGGCTTTCAATAGGTGAGTGTCTTTTATGTTGCCGTAGTTGACGCTGTACGGTGACACGGGACACTGGATTATTGTGCCGTCAAATCCGATGGTTATTGGATGGTAACACGCGCATGGTTCGTTATGTGTTATTGCGCCTTTTAATGTGCTTTTTTTTCTCGCTGATTTGTCTAGTTTGTTTATGCAGTTTTGGCTTGAATATTGTTTGTATCCGTTGTGAAGTTGACTTATTACCTGAGGGTAATCTTTGAATAATGTTTTCCACAGTTCAAGTTCATCAATGTTCTCTTTCACGATTACAAAATGCACATAGATTTTTTGGTTATCGCGTTTATGTTTAGCAAACCAATCTAACGTTTTTAACGCTAACCTAAAAAAGGGTTTACCATGAACTTTAACGTAAGTTTCATGCGTTGCCGCACTAATCGTGAAATGCACTTCGTCAAGATTTGGGTCCAAAAGCATGTGTCTTTTCTGATATAATGTTCCGTTTGTGTAGATGGTGGTTTTAGCTTTCAATATTTTTTTTGCTAACGCAGTGAACTGAGGTAAACGATGTTCAAACATGGGGTCGCCATTCTGAAAGGGACGCACTTCACGCACATGATCTTTCAGTTGTTTCATTGCTTTCTCTGCGGTTTCCAACGACATGACGCCGTGTCGTCCTTCAAGAAAATGGTTTTTGTTGCAGTAAACACAATTTAAGTTACAAGTTTGGCGTGTGTCTAACTGGAGCACTGAAGGACCGTACACCCAAGGCGGGGGTTTTCTCATGTCTCGTCTTTCAAGAAAGTTTCTTATTCCATGTTTAGTGAACAGTCGCCGTATTTGATATGTGAATGTTTGTTTGGCGATTGGAAACTTTTTTACTCTTTTAAGGATTGAAAGGTAATATCCTATTAACAAGAAAATGCTTCTGTGAACGATTGCATCTTCTATTATGTGAAAGGGACCCCAACCCGCGCAATATTGGATTTCGCCTTTCGTGAGATAATATTTGTAGCCATGATATTTGCTTGACCGCGTATAAGTTGGATGTACTGCGTAAGGCAACACTTTTAGTCCTTTTCGCGAAAACAAAATGTTAACGTAACAGTCGTCGTATCCTTCGTAAAATTTGCCATTCATATATTTGAGGAATGGTTTAACTTTGATTAAGTGTGCGTATCCTGCGCCTACAACGTCGGGTTTGCCTTTCAGGTTTAATTCAAGAAAGTCATGGGGAAGTATGGTGTCGCCGTCTACTCTTAAGATGTAATCGTAGTCTTTGAGGTTAACATGTTTTAATCCTTCATTCAATATTTTGGCGAGGCGTTTCTGCGTGGTAGATTCTTTTGCGGGTTTGTTGAGGTGAATGAGATGTGAAACAGGTAAAGTTTGGTTGCGAATGGAGGGGATAGTGTCGGGTAATAAATCTTCATCTAAGGCGGTGACTACAGCTAAGATTCGAGGGTACTGCAGCGACTGCACAGGATTCACCGTTCAAGTTACATAGCATTTAAGGCGGTCACAGACTTCGGGATAATCTTTGCATTTGTGGCTTAAGATGCACATTTTATTTTTTTTCCGTTTTTCTCCAATACTCTTTTTTAACATCTTCCTCTTCTTCCTCCTCTTCAAATCTTAACTCGCATCTGCAGTTAGGGTGAACATGAGGCTTCCACAAGGTTTTTGACACCTTCTCCAAATAAGGAAAACGCGCCTCAATCTCCCTACGAGTCATAATCAAATTGTCTAAAGCTTTACATTTTTCGCAGACTTTAGAGTCGTTGCTGTCATGAAACTCGTAGAAGCGATAAATGCTCGCATCAGCAAGGTGTTGTTCCAGTATCTGAACGGCTTTAATTGCGCTTAACATATTAATGCTTCCACATTTGAACTGTTAAGTAAACAGGCATAAACGGAAAGAAGTAAATGGGTGCAGAGTATCGGACAAACCCGTAGCAACCAAGCTTAACCATCGCCTTGCTGAACCATGCTTTGCTGAAAAAGTTAATGTGGAAATCATTGTTTTTTCGGCTATAGCGATGAGGGCAGCGTACGTTAATTTTGGAGCTTGACACTCGCACAAGTTCACTCATTAATTGGCAGGGATTATCTACATGCTCGATTACTTGGTTGCAGGTCACTTCGTTGAATGCTTCGTCTTTGAAGGGCAGGTTGTGTGCGTCGCAGACTAGAAAGTTTGGTGTGCGGTTGAGGTTGATGTGTGTGCCTTTATGTCCCCTATGCCCTATGTCTTTAATGTAAAGGTCGCAGTTTACGTCTCCTTCTGGATGGTCTCCGCAGCCAACATCAAGCTTCAAGATTTAGCCTTCTTTTTCTGTTTCATCTCAGCACCAAATAACTTGAGCCTTGGTTTATCGAACATTTTAAATATATGTGGCAAATACGTATATTATGTGATTAATATGACAAAGAATGTGACAATTTCAATTCCAGATGAACTACACGGCGATATGAAAAGACTGTCATGGATAAATTGGAGTGCTGTATGCAGAGTTGCAATAAAAGCCACAGTCAAAGGCATTGGACAACAAACGCAAGAAGACATCGAAAATAAACTTGCAATCCAACTTATGGAGATACTTAGATGAATTGCGAAAGATGTGATGTTGAAATGAAACGTGTTGGGATTCGATATTTACCGCCACATTATGCATATCAGCAAAACATACGAATCTATCAATGTCCTAACTGTAAAACGGTGTTCGTTAGTAATGTTTACAATCTCAGATTACGGATGAGTTCAGGATGAATGTTTCTGTTCCTTCGGTTTAACTTCAGTCACCAAATAAGACGCACCTTGCTTCATCTCCAAAGGATTAGGCTGCTGAGATTTATCGAAAGGCATGTTCTCTTCGAAAGGCTGTGTTCCGAAACCTTTAGTTTTAAAGTCTTTGCCACCGTCTTCTTCACTCAATTCCGGAAGAGACGGGTCAATTTCTGCGCGTATTTCGTTTCTAGTTTTCCAATTCCAAAGAAAATCAAGCTCCTGCGCTCTTTGCAATGCGATGGCCTGTTTTTCTTGTTGGCTTAGTTCTATGCCGCTGTTCCAGTTAAACTTGTAGCTTATCGGCGATGTTCTGCGGTTATCCGGAATAAAACCGATTATCGCGTCTATAAGTTGGCGCAACGCATCTTCGTATGCTGTTTGTTCGTCGCTGATTAACCCGTAATATTCGCCTTGGTTCACTTCTGAACCTGTGAGTGCTCCTGCTTGTACTCCTCTTAAGATTGCGAGGGGGATGCCTGTGCCACAGCTGATGTTTTCCATGATTGGCAAGTAATAGTTCATGGGATCTAATGCTCTGCCTTGCAAGCCTTTAAACTCCAAAAGTTGGTCTTCGCTGTGAGCAAAATATGTGCGTGCGTTTAGGTTCTGAAATGCGCCACTGTCTATCCAATCGTTTATGTCGTCGAGTTCTGCGCCTGTGAATGTTATGTCGGGGAAGCCGCTGCCGTATCGGTACATGGTTTGTCCCATGCCCCAGCGGATGTTGCGTAGTGTGCCTAAGTCGTCCCATATTGGGTCTAACACGCTTTTGCCTATGTAGTCGCTTTCGTCGGTTAAGCGTGTGGCTATGTGGATTACGCGAGTGTAATGAACTTTTAGTGGTGCAGCTGTGCCTTGTCGACGGATGTTGTAGATTACGGGCAGTCCGTATCTTTCGCTGTTTGGGTCAGTGTCTAAGTCAGAAGCGGACAGTGTGACTTGTCGGCTGCTGTAAGCTTTTATTTCTTGCAGTTTTTGGGGAGAAGTTAACGGTTCCATTAGACTGTCTGCAGCGTCCACATATCCCAGTACGATTATTGCCCAGCTGAAGCCTCGTTCGTAGACTGCCATGCGAGTTAATTCTTGTTTGGCGTTTAATCGTGTAAGTTCTGCCTGTATTTTTTGGTCGAAGTTTTCTGATTGGTCGCTGTCTTCTTTGCCTTCTAGTTCTAGTTTGAACCAGTTGTCGAATATGTCGTGTGCGACTGTGAAGACTGTCCGGTAAGCTACAGGTTCGCGTGTCATGGCGAAGGCTCTTAGGTCGTCTGTGATGTCTGTGCCGTATTCGCCTCCGCCTCCTGTTCCTGAACGTGGGATGTACATGCCTTGTCCTCTGGGGACGGTGTCGGCTGTGGCTATGTGCTTAAAACCTTTAACTTTCAAGTTATAGTCTCCGATAGTTTTTGTTGGTTAGGATGTGCTGTAAACCAATGTTTTCTAAAATCATGAGGAATTTGATTGCGTTTCTCCATTGGCACATTCCATTGTTCACCATAATCTACTTTTGCTTTTCTCTCAACACTTCTACCATGCTTCATTATTCGATAAAAATAATCTTCATCCTCAGTAATTTTTAACCCGTTCTGAAAATCATTAGCTAATTTAGGATGTAACTTCTTAAAATTTTCAAGTTCAGTCCAATCAATCCAATAGGAATATTTACTATGTCTCCACTCTGGAGGGTCAATATATCCACATTTAGGACAAACTCTCATTTTGTTGCTTTTCCTTTTGCGACATTTAAACCTTTAACTTTCATAAATGCCTCACTTCATAAGTAATCCAGGTGTATTCATTGTTATCTTGCCATTTAGTCCAGTTATAGGCAATGTCAGGATAACCGCAACGAGGGCATTTCCAGTTTACCTGTGGGATTTGTATCATGCCTGAGTCTGAGTAATCGCCTGCTTCTGGTTGCAGATATGCATCTTGTTGTCTACATTGGGGACAAGTTACTTTAACTTCTCTCATTTTGTTGCTTTTCCTTTACTGTCAACCTTACTAAACGAGAAGCCTGTACTGTTCACTTCGCCCGTGCAATTACAGTTTGAACACACAACAGCTGCACCCCACGCTTGTTGACTCTTCGTGTACGTGGCAAGCTGTAAAGTTTTTTGTTTACAAGCGGGACAATCAGTTGCTTCTACGAGAGCCCGTAGACTCTTCGTGGAGACTATGGATTCGCTGAATTTTTGTTCCGGAGACTTGTCGAATATCATAGTGGTTTATCCTAGGCTTTTTTGTGAAGAGTCTTTATGTCTTTTCGAAGACATGTTTTTAGAAACTATTTTCCCTTTTTCGTTATAGTAAAAAAATGTCCGATTTGGAATTAACCCTTTGAAACGTTTATCAAAATCTGATTCTGTCACTTTAACCAAACTTCCAAGCATGCATGTGAGGTCTATGCCCAATCATCCAACAAGCCAAAGCCAACGAAATCACGCAATCGTCATGGTAGCTTTCAGGCGCACTATAATGAACCGTGCCTCCTGGACTAACATTGTATCCGAAAAGTTTCAGTTCATTAATTAATATTGGCAAATTGGGGTAACTCACTTCGTTGTTGTCCATCATTAAACTCAAATTTTCTATAAGGTCTTTTTTGGATGCGTTAGTGAATTTGTATTCGTTCACCCGCACTTTTTTACGTTGCAACTCATCAAAGATTGGGTCGCCGATTCCTGTGCTGTCAATAAGCATCTGAGCGTTGTATTTGCGTGCTAAGTTGACTATGCGTTCCATCATGAACACCCAGTCTAACCGTGCGAAACGGTCAAACGCGCAAACATGTCCTCTGTCGTCTAAGACGATGCAGACGGTGTAGTCCACGTGCTTAGCTAAGTCTACGCCCATGTAATACATTCTGCTGTTTTTGGGTTCTTCCAACTTGCCTATTATGTGACTGTCAACGTTGCGAAATACGCTGCCGACTTCATCCAAGAACTCTGCTAAGATTTCCTGTTGATAAGCTCGTTCAGGCATGTCTCGAGCAAACTCTGCCACTTCGTTTGGGTCGATGTGTGGGTTGTCTTGGCTGGGAAAACTCCAGCTTTCGTAGTCAAGCTGCGAAGAGTCTTGTCCTCTTGTCCACAGCATGAAATACCAGTTTTTGCCTTTGGGTGTGCCAGTGAAAAATGCGATGCCTTTCTTATCCATCAAAGCGGGACGCAATGCTAAGGTCCATGCTTCTTGTTTGATTTGTCCGCCTTCGTCCATCCAGAGAACATCTATTCCTTCTGATCTGAGAGAGTCGGGGTTGTCGCAGCTGCGGAACCATATTTCTCGTTTGCCGATAAGTTCTATTTTGTGTTCTCCGCGGTTGATGTTTGTGATTAGTTGGTGTGGGCAGTAACGCAAAAATTCTTTCCATTGTTTTTGTGTGTGCCAGAATGTTGGTGCTACGCAGAAGCCTACTGCTTCGGGTCCTGCAGTTATTATTTGTTTGATGAATTCGTTTGCGCCAGATATGGTTTTGCCCCATCGTCTGCCGCATGATAGGATGCGGAATCGTGCTGTGCTGTTGTGGAATAGTTGTTGTCCTTTATGGGGACAGTATTTTATCTGCAGGGTTAGACTCATTTTTAAGCCACAAAACTTTGATTTCTTCTATTCTTTCGGTGTGACTGGTTTCTATGTTTGCGAGGTCTGGCAGTAGTTTGTCCATTAGTTTGCCGATTAAGTCGCTTCGGTATTTCAGGGCTAAAGCACGGTTTTCTGTGGATGATTTAAGGATGTCGCGTTCTTGCTGTCGGATTAGTTCTTGCAGCATTTCTACACCTACGGGACTTCGACGGTGCTTGTAGATTGTGTTTAATGCTGGACGTATATCATATTCTTTTTGTAGGTAATCTCTGGTTTCTTCTGCGCTAAAACCATGGGCTTGTAGCCGTATGATTTCTTCTGTTATGATTTTGCTATACAATGTTTTCACCAATTTTAACCGCTTTTTGTCCTGTGTACTTCTCCCATCTGTCTATTATGACTTGGCAGTATCTTGGGTCTATTTCCATCATGTAGCAGGTTCTTCCTGTCTGCTCGCAGGCGATTAGGGTACTACCAGAACCACCAAAATAGTCTGCAACAGTTTTTGAGTTAGATAACCGTATTGCTCGTTGAATTAGCCTAACAGGTTTTTGGGTGCCATGAACATATTGGGTTCTGTTCTCTGTGGGTATGTCCCACCAATCAAATTCCGAGGAATCATTTTTATGTTTTGGGCGGTTAGTTCGGTAAACAATTAATTCACAGTAACGTCTTACCCATTGATAACCAAGTCCGGGTGTATTCTTTTTCCATATAATGATTGCGTTATATCCACCATCATTTGTGAATGCTTGTAGAACAGGGTAAAGGTTTACTGGACTCGAGCACACGTATAGGTCTGCATGACTCTTCGTGAAGGGTGAAATAAATTTTCCTATTTCGGGTGATTGGTCACCTGTTATTTTTCCATAAGGTTTGTTTCTTACTACTTGTGTTCTTCCGCCACTATAATCAATGCCATAAGGTGGGTCAATAAATATTGTATCAGGTTGTACGCTTTGCATTAATTTGTCGATGTCTGTTGTTGCATCTCCACACATCAACCTATGCTTACCCAGACTGTAGATGTCTCCTCGTTTGATGTCAGTCTCTATATTCTCTATTTCTGGAACTTCATATTCCTCTTCTTTGGTTTCTCTTATCTCTCTGAGGTATTTTTCTAACGAAGAGTCACTCAAGTCTAGTAGATGTTTGAGGTCGTCTTCCCCACCCAATTCAATGATGCGCTCGAATTCCTGTGCGTCTGCTAAGAGTTCGTGTTCGCCTCGTAGCTTATTCAAGACTTGTCTTAGCAGTCTCCGGTCAACGTCCTCCACAGGCAGCCGAATAACAGGAACAGATTTCATTTGAAGGCTCTGTGCAACTGTGAGGCGTTGTTCTCCGTCTGCTATGAGCAAGTCCTTATTTGTTATGATGGGGATTATGAAGCCGTATTTTTCGATTGATGTCTTAAGTCGCTCATGCTGTTTTGGTGTCATACTGTTAGGATTTTGTCCATCTACCTTTAGTTCTGCAATATTTACGAGTTCTCTGTCTGGAATACTGATCATTTTCTGTTTGTGCCTCTGCCTTTAGTCTGAGTAGTTGAACAGCCACCTCGTCCTCTGTTGGCTCTGCGTCCTTGTCCTGAACCGTCGCGTTTTGGTGTTGGTTTAGTCATGGTTTTTCCTTTCCGGTTTAAAGAATGTTAAGATTAATAGGAGGGTTCCGCCTGTGAGGGCAAGTAGCCAAACTATTACTTGGATAGGTTTAGGCAGTTTCATTTTTGTGTTATCCATTTTTTTATGGTTTCATGTGTATTGTTGATGTGTCTGATGAAATATTCGCTGTATTTCATTTTTTGTCTTTTCCCTGACTGTCATTTCTTTATGGTGAAGTTAGTCGATTCCCCCAAGGGGGTGTTTTGGAGGTGACGTGAAATAAACAGTCATTTAGGAGACG